CAATATCAAATAAATACAATCTGTTATTTGTTCCATCGTGTCTAAATCTTGGATTCCCATCCCCATCAGACAGCACGATGTTGTTGCTTGCTGTGCGAATGTCTAAACCGCCTTGGTTGCCTGTGTAGCCACCAATGATGGTATTTTTTGTTCCAGTTGTTACCGACCACCCAGCACCATAGCCACCAGTAGACATGCCTACAAATGTGTTTAAACCGCCTGTAGTGTTATATCCTGCTTGACCACCTACAAATGTATTGAAATCACCTGTTGATGAATACCCAGCTTTATACCCAACAAACGTGCTTTGTTGATTTGTAGTATTGCTATACCCCGCTTGATACCCCACAGCAGTGTTGTTTGAGGCTGTGGTGTTGTTGACTAAAGATTGATAGCCAACAGCAGTATTATTTGCGCCTGTTGTGTTGAATTGAAGTGCCGCCGTTCCAAAACCAGAATTGTAAGAAGCAGTCGTATTAGAAAACAACGCATAAGAACCAATTCCAGTGTTAGTTCCTCCTGTCGTATTAGCTTTCAGTGCGTTGTCCCCAAAAGCCGCGTTGTAATCTCCTGTGGTGTTGGCTGTTAATGCCAAGTAACCAATACCAGTGTTGTTTGTTCCACCAGCCTCATTAGCCGCCAAAGCACTAGCGCCCACCACAGTGTTGGTGGCTACAGCACCTGCGCCTTTGCCGACTGTCAAACCTTCAATAGAACCCGCACCAGTGACAGTCAAAGTTGTTGACGCTGTGAGCGAGGTAAACGCACCCGTGTCTGGCGTAGTTCCACCAATGGCTGTTGCATTGATCGTGCTTGCCGCACCAGTCACCGTCAACGTCCCAGCCACCGCCAGCGTCTTGCCAGCTCCAACATTTAGGCCAACGCTGGTGCCTGTGCCAGCAGCCGCAAACAATGCGTCAACCAAGTCTAGGTCCGTATTTACCTTTGTACCCCAAGTGTCCGTGCTGGCCCCCACCTCGGGCTTGGTCAATAAAAGATTGGTCGTTGTCGTATCTGCCATAGTTCACTTTCATGCTGGGACTTGCGTCCATGTTTCTGAATTGTCTGCGATCTGTGTCCAGGTCTCTGACGTGTCAGACTCTGGAGTCCATGTCTCTGCCGTGTCTTGAATAACGCCCCATCCAAAACCAATCATGGACCCAACAGATCCAGATGCCTCATTGCCGATTATCGCAACTGCAATGACATTTGACGCACTGCCAACGCCACCAGTAGCGGAAACACTTGTAATGGCCTGCGAGAAAACAATACTTGTCGATACAGTCCCGACAGATCCTGTTGATGAGTTGCCAGAAATGTCAACTGGGTATCCCACCTCGGCAGAACCAACCGCGCCAGTAGCCGCATTGCCACTCAGGTCAATTGACCTGGCAGGCGCAACAGTGCCCACGGCCAGTGTGGCCGCATTGCCGGTGACTGCTTTGGATGAATCTGGCGCCAGCGTGCCAACGGCACAAGTGGCGGCATTGCCCGTGATGGCAATGCTGATGGTGAGCGTGACGGTCCCGACATTGCCGGTGGCAATGGTCCCATCTTCTTGAATTGATCTGCTGGCTAGGACGCTGCCAACGGCACCAGTGGCAGCGTTGCCACTGATAACGACATTGCCTATGCCGTAGACGCCCCTGCCGTAATAGCCTGTGCCGTAAGCAGCCATGGTGCTGCCCCTGCGTTACGCCAGCCGGATCAGGCCGGTGCTTGCATCATTGGTTGGCATGGTCAGCGTGAAGGTTCCAGCAGTCACGGTCTGGCTGCCGAAAGTGTGGACGCTGACTGCCTTGTTTGACTGGGTCGAGTTGTAGATCAAGACTGCGTCAAAGGCCGTGGAGAGGGTCACTGAGCTGTAGGTAATGCTGGCGCTGGGGGTAACGAATGCCGTGGTCCCAGAGGTGCTTGGAGCCGTGCCAAAGGTCACTGTGACGCCGCCAGCCGTGTACCCGGGGCCAGACACTTCATTTGTCGCGCTGTATGCCGTGGTGGCTGCATTGACGGTGGCAGAGGCCAGGTACAGCGCAGCCTTGAAGGTGTCTGCCGTGGTGGCGCCTCGGACAACGCCAGTGCCAAAGTTGTGGTGGCCGACAAGCAGCTCACCTTTGAAGCTCGTGCACATTGCCTGCGTATTTGCCATGATTTAACCCTCAAATTTGTTGACTGATGCCATCGGCAAAGACGCCGCGCTTTAGCACCATGTTGACTGATCGATGGACCAACTCACCTTCATGCCAATACTCAACCCAGCTTGTGGTTTCAGTATCGTTGTCAATGGAACCCTCACGCTTTTCCAGCAGTGACTCGTCCATCTCGCCCTTGGTTGTCGTTACCATTCAATCACCCAAATGTTTTTGCCCTGGTCAGCAATGCACCGCCACTGGTAGATCCTCGATCATCTGCAATCTGCAACTGATCAAGTCCTGCCTGATACAGCGCTGACCACACTGTGATTCTCGCATCATCTTGCAGGTAAGGCGCAGCCTGGAGCAATGCACCGTAGAGGTAAACGTCAGGCGCTTGAGCCAGCAGCCAGTTGGTTGTCACGCTGGCTGACAACTTTGACAACTTGGCGTAGTAGGCCAGCTCGGCAGTGTAGGCAGCGTCAGGGATCGGCAGCACCCTGATCTGGCCGCCAACAATGCCAAAGAAGATCGGCACGCCACTGGATCGGTACTGGACGCTCAGGTTGTCGAGTGAATCAATCGTCTCAAAGCCCAAAGGCGTGACGGGGTTGGTGCCGGTGAGCTTGATGGATTTCGTCTCCAGAAAATCATCAGGCACCGCGCTGTACTCGGTGGCAATCGATGCCGTGGATCTGACGATCATCTGCCGGGTGCGCAGTTGGCGCTCGATCTGAGCCTCGGCCAGCGCGATGAAATCGGGGACAACAGTTGTCAGGTCGGTGCGGTTGAGCCAATCGCCAACTGATGTTTTTAACTCGGTATATGTAGTCAGTGCCATCAGCTTGCCTCTTTTTCCATTTCCTCTTTAACTATCCAGGTGTGTTCGTGTTTGAATTCAAACGTGCCAATGTGGCCGATCTCTTTGCTCACGTCATGGTCAATATACACCTTGAACCCAAGCTCTTGCGCCTTCTTGCAAAAGAACACGTCTTCGCCCATGTAACCCCTCGTGTCGTATTGCCACGGCATATCGAACCAGGGTTCGCTCATACCTTCAAAGACGTTGCGCTTGATCAGCATGATGCCGGTGCCAACGCTGCCAACCTCTTCAAGACCAGTTGATTCTGGCATTGAATAGACAGGTTTGCGCTTGCCGTTCTCGTCATAGTTCTGCGCGGTCGGACCTGTGGGCATTCTGCGCCGGGCGCAGTTGGCCGCAACAATGTCAACGTCATGTTTCAGCAGCCGCTGGATCATTTCCTGGGGAAAGGTCATGTCTGAGTCAATGAACAAGACATGCGTGCAGCCCTCGCGCATCGCATCCAGGCACAAATCAGCACGCTGGTTCTGAATCAGCGTGCCCTGCAACAGTTTCAGACTGATGGCATCAGTGGTGTTGAGCGTGTGATACGCCACCATGTTGACCATGCAGTAGGTGTAGTTGGTGTGGACTTGGTCCCGCGCTGGCGTGCAAACCGCGATGTAGTTCATACCTGGCCTGGCCTCACGCGAAAGAATCGATTGTCTGGGTCATTAAGCCACCTCTTCATGTAAGCCTGGTCATCGAGCTTGCCTTCGGCTTTGAGCTTGTAATACAAAGACTCTGGGATGCTGGCGACATGATGCCACTCGCCTGTCCAGTTGGCCCTGTTGTCAATCGCTGCAAAGTCACGCTTGTTGGCCTCAATCACATCAGTCACGTCCTGAGAGGTCTGGATAGTCGCCTCGTCAGTGTCAGAGTTGTAGTGCCAAGTGCGAGTGATCCCCGTGTCGGGGCTTACATCAAGAATTCTTTTGTCCATGTAAGTGGGGCCAGGTTTCCCTGGCCCCTTCTCCTAGTCAGTTATCAAGAAGTGATCAAGTCAGCCGCCAAACCATGGGCATTTTCAGCCGTGATTTTTAAGCCGTATTCGATCAACAACATGCGCTTTTCAGCGTCACCAGTCTTTGCCAACTCGACTTGCTGGTAAGGACGCAGCACAACCATCTTGGCATAGTCGGGATCAAGCACCCATGCGTCACGCTCACGTTGGAACCTGTTAGCTATAGTACTCACATTCCCGAAATCTGAGACATAAATATCTACAGCGCCAATCAATGTTGCGGGTTTTGCGCCGCCATCAATGTTGAAACGTGAAGATGCAATGCCAGAGAAACCAGAGACGCGCTGCTTGTTGACAGGGCCAACCATCAGGATCTTCGGAGTACCGCCAGCGGACCACACCTTTTGAATGACGTTCTTCAAGATCGTCTCGGTGAAGGTACGCACGTTGCCGTCAGTGCGAGCGCTGTTGGGCAGCGTGGTATAGCTGGGATCAACACCGTTGGTCTGCTTGTCAGTGTTGGTCTTGACAAACGCGCCCAAGGAGGCGGTCACGCGAGCAGTGGTGGTGTTGCCTGCAACAGCAATGCCGCCATTCAAGAAAACAAATTCTTGATCGCGCTTCAACTCAGCACCGCGCTTGGCGATCTGGTATGCCAACTCAGAACGGCGACCGGCCTTGTTGACCACTTCCTCAGTGTTCGACAAGACGATGGTCTTGCGCGAAATCTGAGCGTAGTTGGTCACGCGAACGGTGGCGACAACGGCGTCAAACGTGCCGACATCGTCCCCTTCAAGCTGCGCATTTGCTGCGGCATCTGCCAGGGTATCGGTTTGGAATTCAAACAGAGTGTTGGAGATGGTTTCGCGGCCAATGTTGGATTGGAATGGAGTTTCTTCAGGTGCAATATTTGTGATTACATTTGAAAGATCTTCCCGAATGCCTTTAGCACTATAGGTTGTAAAAGTGTTGCTTACGATGGTCATGGTGTTACCTCAAAAGTTGGTAGATTGCGGAGGCCGCATCATCGACACGGCCAGTCTTTGCGAGACGCTGTTTGGCGCGAGTTGCTTCAGTTGTTTGGGATACCCGGCCTGCTGCACCTGGCTTGGCTGGCCGTGGACCGTTATTGGTCACAGGGGTGATTGCTTTTCGCTTGGTCATCATCTGGTCGTAGAGCGCTGCTTTACGCAACGCAACAACCGCCCTGTGATCCACAATGGCACTCAACTCCTCGGGTGTAAATCCAGTCTTTTTACCGAATTCGACCAGCAACTGCTTTTCTGTTTTCGCCTTCGCTTGGTCCTTCCACTCGGGAATGACCTCAAGCAGCTTTGAATGCTGCTCTTGCAAATGCGTCTGAAAATGCTGCTGCTGCTCTTGCTGCGTGAGCTGGGCCACTCGCTGCTGTTCAAACTGAATAGCTTGGAGCTTTTCCTGTTTCTCACGCATCACCTCTTTTTGCCGCACCCATTCGATGGGGTCTTCTTGGTAGAGACGGTCCCAATCGATCTGTGTGTCGGCACTCTGGAGCTGGGCCTGTAACGCTCCCAACATCTGTGCGTACTGCGCACGTTCGGCACGCACTGCCTCAGTCTCAGCCTCGACCTGTTTCCTGATCTCAGCGATCTGCTGCGTTTTGCGTGTGTAGTCCTGGGTTCTTGAGTAACCTTTTTGGAGTTCGTCCAGCGTCACCTCGACTTCCTTGCCGTCAACTTTGACGGTGAAGACGGTTGGCTGTTCTTCTTCCTCTGATTCCTCATTTTCTTCGGACTGTTCCTCTTGCGTTTCCTCGTCAGCAGCGTCTGCATCCGCTGACAATTCTTCGCTCAAGGCCGCGCCATCATCCTCTTCGGACTCTGGCAACTGCGTCTCTTCGGGCGACTGTTCTCCATCAACTGGCAGTATTCCCTCGAGAGCGTTGGCCGCTTCGGCCAAATTCATTGGACCCGCAGGGGCGCTTGCTTGTGCTACCTGCGTGCTCATACGGTGACTTTCTGGGCGCGTTCAATTGCTCGCTGCGCCAGTTTGCCGTTGTCCACCATCTTGGTGACTTCGGTCTTGAATAACTCAATGGCCTTGATCATGGCGTAAGCCTGCTCGCGCTTGTCGGCCTCCTCGGGCTTGCTGCCCTTGAAAACCCACAACTGCTCGTTTTCGAGCTTTTCCAGCGCAGCCGCAAAGACCTCGTCTTGCAGCAACTGCTCGGCCTTTCGGCCCTTACGCACTTGATCTTCGTTCATTGAACCATTCCACTATTAGGGTTGATGGGCGGCACTGGCGCCTGGGTCGGCTGCTGCATGGCCTGGGCCATGAGAGCTGATTGCTGGCGCAGTGCCTCTCTGTCCAAAGACTGCTGGGCATCAAGCTCGGCAGTACTTATCGCAGCCCCGTACTTTAACTCAAGCTCGTACTTCTTGAGCATTAAGTCCTGTGCGAGTTGATCTCTACGATAGTCATCGTCCCGAATCATCTGCTCGCGCTTGAGTTCAAGCTCGGCAGCCTTCTTCTGGATGTCGGCCTGGATGGACTCAGCCTGGACCTGGGCCAGCACCTGCTCAGGTGTTGGGCGCTCAGGTTTCTGGGGCGGCATGTAGCCTTCGGGCACGTCCTTGAAGTACTGGCTGGCATCTTTGAACCCGGACAGTTCCACAATCTTGCGCAGCGTGCGCGAAAACTGGGTCATGGTCACAAAGGGGTTGTCGGCACCCATGGTGCTCAGTGCCTGCTCTTGCTTTTGCAGGATCATCATCAGACCCTGCAAGCGCTCATTCACGTCACCCTGGCCCAGGCCAATGTTGATCGACACGTCCATGGAGTTGTCCCAGGCGCGTGGGTCGATCTGCACCCACTCGTTGCGCAGGCGCACCATGCGGGGCTTGTCCTGGTGCGTGGTGATCAAGAACAAGATGCCCTTGAAGAGCTTTTTCATGCCCTCGGCCAAGATCCGCGAGGTCAGTTCAATGCGGCCTTGGCTGGCGCTGATGGTGGCGGCCACCGCTGCCTTGGTGCTCGACTGCAATGCGTCAGCATTCAAACCCATCGCGGCCTTGCTCATGCCGGTGCGGTCTTCCTTGATCTGGTCCACATAGTCCAGCATGGGGAATGCGGCTTGGCCCACAAAGGGGGTATTGAATGGCTGCACCATGCCGGGGGCACGCATCCTGATCACGGCACCCGTCTCGTTGTTGAGCACGTCATCAATGTTGACCTGGCCCTCAACAATCGCGGTCCGGGGATGGATCGACTGGGCCAAAGAGTCCAGCGTGTTGCGCAAGATCTCGGACTTGATCTCCTGCAAATCATGCGTGATGTCGAAAATCGACATGGACTCCAGGGGCGAGGTGTGGGGTTCTGGATCGCAGGGAAAGTCCACAAATGGAATGTATGACGCAGGCAGGTTGCGCACAATGTTGTAGCCAGAACCCATGCAGCAGATCTTGCGCAGCTCAGGGATGCCATCCCCGTCATAGTCCACTTGAGAGTACGCCTCAACGTAGAGCACGCGCTGCATCATGGGGTTGGTCGTGTTGTTGTTGCCCGTGATGTTGTTCAATGGCTGACGCGCCAAAAACTCCTCGTTGGAGTCCAGGTCGTTGGATGTCAGGTTGTCGCGGAACTCATCCTCGTCATAGCCCATGGCGATCAACTCGGCCACGGTCAGCATCTGGCGGTGCGCAATCAGGGCAGCATCCTCAAATGACCGTGCCCGGCGATCAATCACAAGCTCCTCGGGCGGCACGGCCATGATCCGCACGCGCCCATCTTTGACGATGCGCTTGATCTGGACATCGTGCAGCATGGGCACTTGCGGCGCTGGCTGGCCTGCGGCCATGGCCTGCGCGTTGACCTGGTCAATGATCTCCTGGGAGATGGCCGGGTCAGGGTAGGACACAACGATCTTGACCTCGTCATTTTCCTGGGACAAGATTTGCAGGGTCTGGTCATCGAGTCCTGAGTATTCCTCAATGCGGACCTTTTCCTCTTCTTCCCACCAGTACTTGGCAATGCCGCATTTACGCACTAGTGCGTCTTTGAAGATCGCATAAGTGGTCATAAACCCGTTGTTGTCAGAGTTAAAAATCAGGTTTGCATAGTCAGTGGCCTGCTGCGCACCCTTCTCGTCTTCTGGTCCGCGAGGCATGTACTCAACCGTGTTCTCAGTGCTGAAAAACACACGCATGAGGCTTGGCATCATGGCGCTGACAGTGTCTCGCACCTCCATGGCGACAACCTGGGAGCGTCCCTCTTCCTCGTTGCCAAAGGGATCGCCCCGGTAGTACTCGGTCCCCTTGGCCCTGATGGGACTCAGGTCGGAGTCAATGTAGCTGACAGCGTCCTCGAGGTCAGAGGTGATGATGCCTTGCAGCTCACTGTCATCCATCGTCTCTGCGGCAGCGATGTCGGTGCTGATTTCAAGATCTTTGATCATATTGGGACTTTCTTCAAAACCACATACATGGACTCAACCGCCCGTGGCGTGCGCAGCAATTGTTCTTGTGGCAATTCTAAGTCTGTGCCTGGGCTTAATTTGTACTCAAGGCGCTCCATGTTGAACCGCGAACCCGTCCAACCCAAGTACCAGGCCCAGGCGCAGTAATAAACCCATGAGTTTTCGTTGAATGCACGCACATGCGTGGGGTCTTGCCAGGCACCCAGACTCAGGTCATAGGGCACTGAGATATGCATCTCGCCACCCATCTCCAGCAAATCGCGGCAGTTGGTCATGGCCGCGACCAGATCGGGGATGTGCTCGAGCACGTCAATTGCAATGATCTTTGAGAACATGCCGCGCTCAATGCTCACCTTTTCAATGGGCGACCATATCACCTCGCCATACGTCAACTTGGAAATATCAACAACCCAGTCAGCGCCAACATCTGATCTGATGTCAGCGTTGACGCACTCAGATCGCCGGTCCCGGCCACTACCCAGGTTGAGTATCA